TTTGTGTGGATGAAAATTTAGAGTTTTCTCTAATTTGACCTATTGTTTGATTGACAACTTCATGCATTCTTGCTGAGTTGTCTCCATTATCCACTTGTCTTAGTTGAGATAAGAAGTTCTTTCTAGTCATTTTTGATAAGAATATTGTTTCTGCATATACCTTAGCATCCTCTCTCATTTTATTTCTAATATAAGGATGTTCTTTTAATTGAGGTACATCACTTAAATATAAATCAATTAGAGATTCTAATACTTCCATAGACTGTTGACCAGCAACTGTCATATCTGAGTCATAATCGTAGATTTCTATCTCACCTAAATCTGGTAGATACTCATTTCTAGCAAGATGTTTACTTATATCGAATTCTCCACTCTCCGATTGGATTTCATCGAATTCATCCTTGATTCTATTTCTTTCATTCTCTGTTTTTGACATAGAAGGTGGTTTTTTACAATATATATTAAAAAATATCTTTTCCTAAAATATGGCATTTACTCCACAACAAGAAAGACAAATGGTTTTTACAACCAAATTAGTTGATGAGTCAACTGATAAGATTAATGATGGCATAGTCGTTAAACGATATCAAAACCCTTGGCTAAAGAGCGAAGTAGGCTTGAGAAGAGCCGGTGTTTCATTTAGGATGACTGCTGATGAACAACAAGAGTATGTTAGATGTGCTTTAGATGTTCATTATTTTGTAGAAAAATATTGTAAAGTAAAACGAGAAGATGGTTCTGTTGGATCTATTAAACTAAGAGATTATCAAAAAGAAATATTAGATAGTTTTGTTAATAATAGATTTAGTATACTAATGGCAAGTCGGCAAGTCGGAAAATGTAATCAGTTGATTACCAAGGTTTTATGTGAAATTATAGATAATAAAGGTAATATCATTAACAAAGAAATGCCTATGTATAAATTATTATTCATGTATAAAATAAATAGAAATATATTTGATTATATAAAATATTTTTTATATAAAATTATTGATATAATAGACTAATTACCCTTTCTTATTTGAAAGGAACCCATGGCTTTTTAATATATAATAAAAATAAAATAATTATATATGAAAATTAATGACAATAAAGAAACAGTGACTTGTAGAATTTGTGGCGAACAATGTAAAAGAATATATGGAAAACATCTTAAATTCAAACACAATAATATGAAAACAGATGAGTATAAAAAAATATATCCGGGAGCACCGATAATGGCTTTATCAGATAGAGATAAAACTACAATAAATAGTGGTAAACACATGAAAGATGAAAAATATAAAAAAATGTTTTCTGATATGTTCAAAGGTGAGAAAAATCCTAATCATAAAAGTAACACTACTGAGATAGAAAGGAAAAGTAGGAGTCCATTCTCAAAGGATTTTATAAGATATAATGGTATAGAAAATGTTGATGAACACATAAGTAATTTTGTAAAATTGGCAATAAAAGACAGAGTTTCTGATACATCACTTCAATATTATATAGATAAAGGATATGATGAAGAAACCTCTAATAAGATGTTAAAGGATAGACAGAGTACATTTACATTAGAAAAATGTATTGAGAAATATGGTGATGTGGAAGGAATTAATATTTTTAATAAAAGACAAACCAAATGGCAAGATAGTTTAAATAAAGGTGGTAATCTTAAAATTGGATATTCAAATATTAGTCAAGAATTTTTTAATAGAATTAATAATCAACTAAATGGTGATTTCAGATATGCCACAAATGGTGGAGAGTTTAAAATTAATAGAGAGAATGGTGGAATATGGATATATGATTTTGTAGATACCAAAAATAATAAAATAATTGAATATCAAGGTGATGAATATCATGCGAATCCATTAAAATTTGGTGAGAATGATACACCACATCCATTTAGAAAAGATATAACCTCAAAAGATATATGGTTGAAGGATAAAGAGAAATTAAAAACCGCAATAGATAATGGATATGAAGTATTATATGTATGGGATTCCGAATATAGTAGAGTTGGTGAAGAAAATAAAAATAAACTTATTGAAAAATGTATAAATTTTTTAAAAAAATAAAAAATAAAATAGTTTATTTTTTATATAAACTTATTGAAAAAATTGAAAAATATGAACTTAGATATAACGATTTAGACCAAAATGATATTTCTAAAAAAATATTATATTCGATAAAGACTACCAATTTAAAAGTTAAGACTGATACTGGTTACCAACTAGTAAGTGAAATACACTTAACTCAACCATTTGATGTTTATAGAATTGATTTAGATAACTATCATCTTGAATGTGCGGATAATCATATAGTATTTGATAAGAATTTTAATGAGGTTTTTGTAAAAAATTTAAAAAAAGGAGATTATATTATTACAGAAACAGGTACTCAGAAGATAAATTCTATTAATAAAAGGGGATATACCCTATCAATGTTTGATTTAACAGTTAATCATCCGAATCATAGATTTTACACAAATGGTATATTATCACATAACACTATATCATCTTCTATTTTCATGTTGCATAAAATTCTATTTGATAATGATAAGAATATAATGATTGTAGCCAACAAAGGTGATACAGCTGTAGAGATTGTTGATAAGATTAAGTCAATCTATTCATTATTACCTTTCTTCTTAAAGCCGGGTATTAAAACTTGGAATCAGAAATCATTGACATTTGAAAACGGATGTAGAATTAAAACATCGGCTAGAACAAAGACACCAGCCATTGGTTTTACTATTGACGTACTTTACTTAGATGAGTTTGCTCATATTCCTTCGAATATTATTGAGCCTTACTATACTGCTGCTTTTCCAACAACTGCTGCCGTTCAAAACTCAAAAATTATCATTACTTCTACTCCGAATGGTATGAATCTATTTCATAGATTATTAACCGATGCTGAAAGACCTGAAGGTGATCCAATGAAGAATAACTACAAGCCAATGAGAGTTTATTGGTATCAAGTGCCTGGTCGTTTTGTTACTTATATAAGACTTAATCCACATAAAATGTATGAGTGTGGATTGACTAAAGAGGAAATATTTGACTTAGTTAATCAAAAATGGGGTGGTCAAACAAAAGTCTTTATGGAGTATAATATGGACTTACTCAAAGATGTTATTAATGTTTTCAATGATGACAAGTGTACAGATGAGGATGTCAAGAAATTAACCTTTCTTGATAAGAATGGATTTGAAGTTCCTATTATGGCTATTGCTGAGGTCACAACTTGGAAACAAGAAGCTATTAAAGATATTGGTGGCGAAGATGCGTTCAATCAAGAGTACGGTTTAAGATTTATCAATGCTTCTAAGTCATTATTAAATGAAGCTATTATTGATGATCTGTTGAGGAATAAAAAGCATTATATTCATGAGTCTATTGTAGAATTTGATAGAAGGTTGAAATTTAGTTATACAGACTTGAAATGGGTCGATGATGAAGAAAGTTTCTTACCTCTTATGAGAAAAGATTATAAAATGGTTATATCTGTTGATATTTCTGAAGGTCTCGGGCAAGATTATTCTATTATTAATATATTTAGGGTATCTGAGAAACCGGTCGATTTAATAGAGATACAAAAAAATAATTATAAATCAATTGTTGATTTCTTTAGATTAGAACAAGTTGGTATTTATAGAAATAATTACATATCTGTTAAGCAATTGGCTGAGTTACTTTATATGATAGTATTTGAATACTTAAATCCTGATAACTGTAAAGTAGTAGTTGAGTTAAATAACTATGGTAATACTTTATTTGCTGAGTTACCACATGTTTTTGATGGTAATAATAACTACGGCTCATCTGTATTTGTTAGATATAAACACAGAGCCGATGCTACTGAAGAAAGGGTGGGATTAAAAGTTGGTGAGAATAAAAATCTAATGGTTAAAGATTATCAAGGTCTTATGCAAAGTAAGGGATTTGTAATCACTAATGAGGACAATATCAGAGAGATTACAACATTTGTTAAACATACTACATCAGCTGGTAATACAAGGTATGCAGCAGATGTTGGACATGATGACTGTGTTATGACAATTGTAAATGCTACAACTATATTTGGTAGACATGATTTTAATGAGATGGTAGAAGAATGGTCGAGTAATTTTGCAGATAAAGATTTTATGTCTTATGTTAATGAGTCTTTAAAAAATATAGATTATACCGAAGGCGTTGATTATGGTCAGGTTCTAAAAATAAGAAAACAAAAAATTAACAGATTTAAAGATAATAGTAGTGGATTTGAAACTAGAAATAATTGGTTTGGTAAATAAAAAAAGACACATAAATGTGTCTTTTTTGTTAGTTGTTTACTTCCATAGTTGCAGAAAGACCAGCGCTTCTTAGTTTATCTTTCATTGTTGAAATTATTTCAATATCTCCATATTTAACATCACACTTTCCGTTATAATGTACAATTTGTGCACATTGGGCGGCTTGTTCTTGTTCATGTTTACAAATCTTAATTAGACAAGTAATAACCCAATCGAAGGTTGAAACATCATCATTATGTAATATGAGTTTATAGGGCTTTGATAAAATCTCCTCTACTTTAGAAGATGTTTTCTTTTTAGTAATTGTTGACATTTATTTTTGTTAATTTTATGAGTATTATATATTATTTTGAGAAGTTTGTTTCTTTCTTATTCACTACATCAACAACTTTAACATCAATATGATGTTCTTCAGCCCACTCTTCGAATCTAACTAAGTGTTCATGCCTGTCGTCATACATAACAAATTCTTTTACACCAAGTTCTTCAATTTTTTCTTCAAATAATTTAGTTTTGAAGTTGTATGTATCACCACCCCAGTTTAAATGAATTTCATCAAATGATAAATTGTGTTGATTTAGAATCTTCATAACATTATCAAGCATACCTTCTTTCTTTTTAAGACGACCTGTTGCTAAGATAACATAGTTTTCTGGATCAGCTACGGCTTCCAAATATTTATCATATACCCATTTATTTAATGGAACGTAAAAGATTTCAGGATCAATACTCTCAGAATGTCCCCACCATCCGTTATAGGGCCAAACAGTTCCTGTTTTTTCTAACCAAATTTTCTCACCTTCTTCAGGTTTTGGTGTGTGGCATAGTGTATCGTCGAAGTCGAATGATATTAATCTTTTGTAGCTCATATTTTTATTTTTCCGATTTAATTATTTGCAAATATATATAAAATTTGTCAAAAATAAAAGGTCGGTTTGGTAAAATAATATATAATTCCAAAAATAAGAAGTTTTTATGAAATTAGACATTAAGTCAATTTTGATATTAGTATTACTTGGATTAACACTTTTATTTGGGTTTAAGTGGTTTTTTTCTGGTGATAAAGCATCAAAAGAAAGAGTTAAACAATTAGAGCAACAATTCAAAGAATTAGAAGCTCAAAAACAAGCAGTTGATTTAGAAATCACCACTTGGAAAGCAAAATCTGATAGTCTTAGACAATTAGATGTTAAATTACAAGCCGAAATTGCTAAACAAGAAGCTTTAACTAAAAAGGCAGAAGCTGAGGCTAATAAGTCTAAAGCTAACTTGAATAAGTTGAGAAGTGATTTAGCCGAAACTCAACATAAGATTGAAGAAATTAAGAATCATCCGCCTAATAGAACAGGTGATGCTCTTTTAGAATCTCTAAAAAATAAAACAAAACATTAATATGAAAAAGTTTTTATCACTTATAGTTGGTTTAGTATTGAGTTTGAGTGCTTATTCTCAATATTCTCAACTTAAAATAGATTATCCAAAATTTGAAACAGACTCAAATGGTCAACAGGTTATTGTAATGACTATTGAACAAGCACAGTCACTTGATAACAGCACTGATTTATTGGCTCTTTTGGAAAAACAAAGTACTCAAATTGGTCAATATGATTCAGTTTGTGTTAGAGTTATCAATGATAAAGAACAAGTAATTGCTTCACAAAAAATGGAAATTGTTAAATTGAAAGAATCCATTGATAATAAAGACCAACAGATTAAATCATTACAAGGCGAGATTGATGCTTATCTTAAAAAGATTCTTATTTTAGAAGAGCAAGTTACTAATAGACAACAAGTTATTGATGAAAAGAATTTACAATTGAGAAAAATGAAAACTAAAATGATTTTTGGTGGTGTCAGTAGTGGCGTTGCTATTATTGGTTTAATACTTGGTTTAGTAGTATTGCATTAATGATAAAAAATGAGTTTTTTAGTTTAATATATAATCTATAAAAAATATTCAAATACAAATGAAGCATATTAGAACATATGAAAATTATCGTATTAAAAAGAACAGAGAAGAGATTATTAAAGAATCGGTTCTTCAAGTAAACGATATTTATAAAGTAAAAACAATGATTGATATTCCTCAATCTTTAATCAACGCTTATGTTAAGAAAGTAAAAGATACTACAGGTAAAAACTTACGCACGTTCTTTGGTGATGTTGATATTGCTGAAGAAATTGTAAAGTTTATTAATATGAATAACTTAGATATTGATAAAATCCCTGGTGGTGCTTTAATGGGAGGTGGTCAATCACAAACTCAAACACAACCTGAGGCACAACCTCAAGTTCAAGTAGAGGCTCAACCTCAAGCTCAAACTCAAGAAGCTCCTCAAGCTGAAGCTCAACCAGCTCAAACTGAAGAAGTACCTGCTCAAGCTCAAGAAGCTCCAGTACAAGGTGAATTTGAAGAACCTCAAGCACAGGCTCAACCAGCTCAAGGACAAACTCAAGAAGGCGAAGAAGAGGAAGAAACTCCAGTACAAGGTGAAGAAGAAACTCCAGTACAAGGTGAAGAAGAAACTGAAGAAGGCGAAGAAGAATTACCTCTTTAATTTATAAAATATTCAAAGAATTAAAACCCATCAAATATTTTGATGGGTTTTTTATTTAATATATACTATATGAGATTCCTTAAAACATTTGAAAGTCATAGTAGTGGAACATTAATTATAGTTGATGTGCAAAAATCTTTTAGACGCTTTTTCTCAGAGATGTATTTGAATGAGTTGAAAAAGTACTGTAAGAATTTTAAATATGTCTATCAAATTTTTGATAATCATGTTGATGGTAAAAATGTAGATAAAGATTATTTATATGATGAAACTCCAGTAATTCCTATTCATAAAGACCTTTATCACTTTCCTAATCAAAAAGAACTTATTGAAAAAAGATATAACTATAAAGTAGATGCTGACTTTTATAAGAAGATATTGGATAAAGAGATTTATAATAAAATTTCTGATAAAGAAGATAAGAAACTATTAAAGAAAGGTGATATATTTAATACTAAAGAAGGAACATACATTGTTTATATAGGGAACAATCATCAGTGGTATCACTGTCCTAAGAAATTATATGATTTACTAACATCATTAAAAGGTAAAGAAGTTACAATTGTAGGTGGTGCTGATGGTGAGTGTTTAGAGGATATTGTTACAACTGCTGAAACACTTGATGTTAAAATTAAAAGAGATTATAAGTATATTTATACTGCTAATAGTTGTCCTATTTAATAAAATGTAATAAGTAAGGATCTTTTGGATCAGCAACTGTAGCACCACATCTTTGCCAGAACTTTTTACTGTCTTTAGTTACTCTTACGAATACTTCATCTTCTAAATAAATGTCTAAAATTTTCTTAGCAAGATATTCACCTAATCCTTTACCTTTTATTTCAGAAAATGCTGACATTATCTCAGGTTTACCATAGTTTGAATTTGGATTAACTTCTATTTCTACTACAGGTTTACCATCTAATCTTAATTGATAAAAATTGGTTTCGCCTTTCTCAGCACCAAATGATGGCTTAAAAATTGTTTTATCGCCGATAGGAACTTTATAGAATTCCACTTTAGATATTAGTTCAGTATCAATATAAGACTCAAATGTTTTAATATATCTCATAATCTATATATTTAAGTTACAATAGCATAAACTTCATAGTCTGCTATCTGAAGGTTTATCTCCATATACTCTTGATGTCTTTCAGGATCATCATAAAAATTAACTTTTAGTGTATACTCTATGGATTCCAATTCTGGAATATATTCCCTTACTTGTGATCTTAGTTCACCTTCTATAGTTTCGGCTGATAATCTTGTTTCGTATAAATATTTTACTAAGTCACCACCAAAATTAGGTTCACAAAATAATTCACCTCTATTTGTGAATATCATTAATTCCCATTTTTGTATAATAACTCTAATAAGATCATCTTCAATAATTTGAGCATCATTGAATCTTGGATGACCAGGGTAAATAATATAAAAATCTGAAAAGTCAAAAGCCATAACATATATATTAATATATTATGGCTCTTTTGTTACAATAATATATCTCTTAACTTACCAACTATTGTTAGACCTAGAACAATAGGGTCTGTATTGGTTTCTAGTTTAGAAGAATAATCAGATATAATGAAGTTACATTCAAATAATTTATCTATATTCTTATTTTCTGATATAGACCAATCAATAAATGGTTTTCCTAAAAGTCTAATCATTACATCAATCTTTTCAGCACCAAAGTTAATCATTAAGAAGTGATATATTTTCTCATAATCCATTGACTTATCATATATACAAGAATATAAATCTAATTTTACTTTATTAGATACATTAGATGTGATCTCACCTAAACTACCAGTTTCTAAATAGTTTTGAACTTCAACCATTATAGACCTAAAGTCTGGAAACTTTTTAGTAATAATAGAAACTAAATCTTCTTTAGGAATCTCTTTACCTTCTTTTGGTAAAATTACATTATTAATTCTTTTATAAACCTCTTGTTTAAGATACTTCTCTTCTTCGGGACTTTGGCAATCAAAGTTAATCTGAGGAATTCTTGACTTAATTCCATCAGAGATTTTATTTAAGTGATTGGTTGTAATAATGAATCTAACATTCTTATTATATTTTTCGATAAATGCTTTGAAGGCATCTTGAAATTGAGCCGATACTCTTTCAAACTCATCTAAAAAGATGTATTTAATATCAGAGTCTGTCTCCATCATTGGGGTAAATTTACAGAAATCCTCAATCTCACTTCTTAACACATCAATAGATGTATATAAAGAAGAGTTAAGTTCTAAACAAGGCTTATCCTTGGTATACTTACCAATAAGTATTCTGGCTAAACTAGTTTTACCTGTACCAAAGTGACCATAAAATATAAAGTTTTGATTGATACCAAATTCAAAGTGTTTTCTGATTCTAGGTAAAAGAATAACATCCTCCATAGTTTTTGGACGCCACTTTTCCCATAAGAGTAATGATTTAACAGACATATTTATTCAATTAGTTAACAGGTATATAATCTCATGAAGAGAAAGTTTATATTTAATATATACCGATATGATAGGAGAAAAATTTAATTTTGAGGACGTATTTTTTCGTGATTTAACAGTCTGTGTATTGGATACGTTAGAAGGACAAGTTAAGTGGATTAACAGATTTTCATCTGGTGATGTCTTCGTTCAGGTGCCTTTTTATTATTCATTAACAGGTGATGAAAGATTTCTTTTGGATTCATTTTCTGATGATATAGTTTCCGAAAATAGATTTGTTGAATTGAATACTGATATGATACCAAGAGGTCATTTAACTATGACTGGTTTTAATATTAAATCTGATGAATTTGCCAACCCTAACGTTTGGTTAAGAATGGTTGTTGAGAATGAGGTAGAGATTAGAAAAGTACTTGCTAAAGTTAGAGCAGTTCCAATTACAGTAAATTATGATTTGGAAATATTATTAAGTTCCGAGATTGATACATTCAAATGTTCTCAAGCTATTATGGATACTCTTTGGTTATATAAGTTTATGTACTTTGAGTATAATTTTATGAATATTGATGCGGTTATCTTAATGCCTGATTCAAATCAAATTGAAATGGCTAGAGAAAAGAATTTAACATCTGATAATAATATTAAAATGAAAGTTTCTTTTACAGTTGAAACTTACTATCCCGCATTTAGAAGTGATAGAGTTAATGCTACCGGTTATCCACAATCATATGGTTCTGGTATGAGTGACTTGAATGGATTTGCTTTTTCTGGTGGAGTTTCTGATTTTTTTAATCAACCAGGTGATGTTATTCCTTTGGGTGCAACTGGTAGTTTCACCAATACTCAAACAGGTTCTCCAAATACTGATGGTCCGTTTACAGAACCAAATCCAGATTATAGGGCAATATCACCTAAGAGAACTAGATGGTTTAATAACATTCTTAAATCTAGAGAAAAGGCCTCAGGAAATATAATAAATCCGAATGGTTCTCAAGGACCCGCAGACGCATCAAACCCTTAGTATGAATAAATTTTAAAAATGGTAAAAAATGACTTTTTAACTGTAATATATAGATTATATAAAAAAATATTTAAAATATGAAGAATCTTAAATTTGAGTTATTTAACTTCAAAAAGAACCTTGCTCTTGACCAGGAGGAAATTTCTATGATAGTTGAGGGGCACATGAATGCGTGTAATGGGTTATCTGAAAAGCAAATCATAGTTTCTCTTAACGAAAGACTTAAACCATACACTTATGATAATAGTGTTAAATCTCTTTTAGAGAATCTTAACGATGATATGAAAAGTTATGAATTATTATATGAATTAAAAAATTTATATAATGTTGTTAACTCTAAGAATCAAGGTGAACTTTACAGACAACCGTTAAATGTTCTTCTTCAATCTATTAACTTAGAAACTGATCAAGATAGAATGAGTAAAATTCTTAACGAATTGTCTATTTATGATTGGGTACCTGAGATTAAATTATTTGTTCATAATTTAACAAAATCACCTGAAAAAAGAACAAATCTTTTAAGTGGTGGTAAAGGTGAATCTACATTTACTATTGTTGAACAAGTTGAAGATGGTCACATTGCTCTTGTAAGAGATTCTTGGTTTTTATTAACTGAGAACTCAATTGAAAAAACATTATTAGAAAATTATGTCAAAGATGAAGAATCTTTAAAGTCTTTAAGAATGTTAGAAACAGCAATGAAATATGCTCAAGTTTCTGAAGATAGAGTTAACTTTAGAATTTCTGAATACTTAACAATTGGTTTAGGAGTTAGTAAAAAACATGGTATTTATATCAATGATGATGAATTAAATGAAGAAACTACATTAGAGTCTTTGTTCTCTTCTCCAATTATTCCAATTGTAAATAAAAATTTCTATCCTATTTTAGTTGAAGTTTCAAAAAACTTGGATAAATTTGTAGAGTTAGATGTTGTTAAAAAAGTTAACAACTTAATTAATCCTTATTTAGAAATTTTTGCTTTCAATTACAAAAACAATACTTTTGTTTATAGATGTGATGAAAGATATGGCAACTCATTCTTTAAATACGAGTCAGCACTAGAATTGGTAAATGAAGTTAGAAATGAATTAAATTATGATTTAACTTACTTCTATGAAAATAAATTAGGTAAAGAATTAATTGTTAAGAGAAAATTAGAAGATAAAGAAAGAGAAATTACTCTTAAATTAGAGGATGTTACCTTCAATATCGAAAAAGTTAAAGGTTCTATCCAAATGATTGGTGAATCTGAAGTTTTATCAACTGCTCTTAAAAATTTAGAAAAAAGAAAAAATACTTTATCATCTGAATTAAATGTAGTTAAAGAACTAAAATATAAAGAACGAGTTAGAGGATAATCTTTAAAAAATTATACTATAAAATTATACTAAAAAAGTCACAAATTTAAATTTGTGACTTTTTTTTATTAAAACGAATTGCCACATTTTTGATATATAAATAATATGATAAAGGATAATTATATTAAAATACAAATAAAGGGTTGTAGAAAATTATCAATATTTGAGAAGTTAGGATATGATATATCAGGAGATTATATTATCATAAAAATAGAACATCTCAATAAAGGTTCAAGAGAGTTAGTTGATGTAATATGTGACTTTTGTAATAAAGAAGTTAAAATATATTATAAAGAATATTTAAGAAACATATCAATAGGACATAAGTATTCTTGTTGTAAAAAATGTGGAACATTAAAGGCAAAAGATTCAAATAACTTAAAGTATGGTGTTGATTATCCAATGATATTAAAAGATATTCAAAATAAAACTAGAAAAACTAATTTTAAAAAATATGGATTTGAATACTTACAGCAATCAGATTATATAAAAAACAAGACTAAAGAAACAATTTTATCAAAATATGGAGTTGATCATGTTTCAAAATCCGAAGAAATACGGTTAAAAACATCAAAGATAGCTCTAGATAAAAACTATATCAAATATTTAAATGAAAACAAATCACTTTTCAAATGTGATTTAGATAAGGATCATCTATTTGAAATAGACAATGATAACTATTATCATCGAAATAAATCAAATTTAAAAATTTGTACTATCTGCAATCCAATAGGAGAATCTAAGTCAATTAAAGAAAAGGATCTACATAACTATATTAAGTCAATTTATGATGGTGATATAGTTCAATCTTACAGAGATGGTTTAGAAATAGATATTTTTCCTCCTTCTCC